AAACAAGTGACGTTATAGAAGAAATGACGGGTAATTTAAAAGATGTTACTAGTGGGTCAGCAAAATATTTACTCGACTTTGAAAAAGCTTTAAATAAAAAAATTAGTGATGTCTCTAACTTTGGGTCTGCTAATTTTGACCTAAGCACTGCAAGAGAGCTTACTAATTTATCAAGACGTATGAAAGTAATATCTCGTAGGGAAATGAAAAAAGTAGACCCTAAAGCTGCTCTTTCTTATAGAACACTACAAAGAAATTATAGTGAAACAACTAATGCACTCTATCCAGAAATTAATACTCGTTTTATAACTCAAGCTGGTAAAGGTGGTTTTTCTTCTTTAGGTAAAATGTTTTCTATGGCTGGTGCTAGTGATAACATAGGCATGGCTTTTAGGTCTATAGATACTGCATACAAACAAATGTCCCCTAAAGATATTGCAAAACTTCCATATAAAAGTGCAGCTGATGCTAAAAAAGCTGTACGCACTTCTTATGTTCAAAGTGTTCTTCCAAACGCAGAAAAAGCTACATTTGATTTAAAAGACTTTACAGCGGTAGCTAAAAGTTTAAATGATCCTACTGAAGCAGCTAGAGTAAGAACTATTATGGGAGACTCTTTTAATTCTTATCGCAGAACTGTTAATCTTATGGCTAGTGCAGCTAGTAAACCTGAGTCTGGTTTAGCTACTTTGTTTTTAAGGTCTAAAGAATTTACTGCTTTAGGCGGCGTAGTTGCTGCTGCTGGTGCAGGTATTGTGAAAGCTAGTAATGCTGCTTTTTCAGTTGCTACTATTTTAGGCGGTCCTGTTGTAATGGCTAAGATAGCTACTAGCCCTAAACATGTTAATAAACTTATAGCTTTAGACAACATGGGTGCTAAAGGTGCTTCTTATGCTGACTTAGCTAAAGCTGCTGCAGTCATAGCTAATGACTTCTTACCTGCTGATTGGGAGCGTGAACAACTAAATGACGCTGTAGATATGTTGTACTTTAACGAGGTTGATTAATGGCTGAGGAAGGATTATTCAGTCATCGTCTAAAGGGTTTTAAAACAGCATTAAATCCAAGAGACATCCCCGGCACTGCTCTGGACCTAGCTGGTGAAGCTGCTGGTTTATTAGGTGATGTTATAGCTGCTCCTATTGAAGCTATGACACCTCAGCCTGTTCTTGATTACCTCTCTGATGTAGTTGGAGAAGGCGTTGCTCGTTACGGAGGGACTGACCTAGGTAAGGCCATTAAACAACAGATAAAAGAAAACCCTAAAGAGGCTAGACATCTAATGTCTGCAGCTAACATTCTTGGTATTGGTCCTCTTGCTAAGATGTTAACTAAATCAGCTAAAGGGTCTATACAAGGGGCAGTAAAAAATAAAGACAAAGGTGTTAAGGCACAAGCTAAGGCAGCACTCTTTGGCGGTTTACCTGACTTCATGTCCTCTCTAGCACGTAACATGGATACTCATCAAAGAGGCGGTAGAACCTTTGGTGACCCTGTGGATGCCTTAAACAATATAAAGAATAAAATATCACCAAAAGAAGGTGCAGAAGTACGTAGCTTTAAAGAGATAGCGACAGGACGTAATAAGTTCTTAGGTTCTGGTGTTAACTTCTACCAAAATCCAATTTTAGCTACCTTAGGTGAAGCTATAGATGCGGCCCCTGCTACACTAATGGAGTCTGTCAGACCGGGGTTATTAGCACGTAACGAAGCTACTGGTAGGGCTTATCGTTCTTGGAATGAAGCACGTAGGTTAAAAGAAGATAGAGATAATCTAGGTCGCTCTGGTACTGAGTTAATGCAGAGGCAGATGGCAGAGGGGATAAATAAGAAACCTGCTCCTTTAGCTCCTTACGGCTCTCCTTTAGATGTAGACCAAAGAGTAGGAGAACCTCTGGATTTACACAAAGAAGGACTAGCTGTAAAGAAACGTATTCTTAAGGGCGTACCTGCAGTCATTGCTACTGAACACTTAAGGCACTTAAGAGAAGTATGGGGTATTGATCCCAGTGAGACTACTATGATGCACACCATAAGGGCAGGGAAAGATAGTGCCGCTATGGAGGCTTCTGGAGCTAAACGCACCTCAGGAACTTTGTTGTCTGGTTGGGAAGACGGTTCTCTATGGAAGACTTATAAAGAAGTTACTGGTGTTAAGGATATGTCAGCTAAGGATGTCATTGAATCAACACAGGTAGCTGGAGCAGTGACTAAAGAAAACAGAATGAAGTTAAAGGATCATTTTGATCATGGAGAGTCTTCATTCATAGCTAAGTTTTCAACTTTAGCTGGAGAGAAGATACCCACTAAGAACCAAACAGTACTTCCCTCAGGTAAGTTAATAAAAGTACTACTATCTGCTAGGCATAAAGAAGCCAACGGTATAAAACTAGGAAAACAGGAACAAAAGTACTTGGATGGATGGGAAGCCATAGGTAATCCTGTCATGCAGCTTAAGGACTACAGTGGTAATATAATATCTAGTAAGACAGTCAATGGAATCAAGGAACCAGTAGGTTCTATGATCACAGGACAAGGTAGTTTCCTGTCTCAGGGTAAAGAAAGAGGTGGAGTAAACTATAAATTCACTACCGACATGAATGCTAAAGATACAGCAGGTAATAGTGTTGTAAGGTCTACTATTAGCAATTCAGATGTATCTGATCTAGCTAGTTACCCCGGCCCTAAAGGTTCCGATAACTTATTAATAGCTGTTGAGGCGCAGACTATATCCCACGGTACACGTAAGAAGAGTAAAGCAGTAAGGAAAAACTGGGGTATTACTGAGTCAAAAACACTTGCTGAGAAGAAAGAAAGCATGAGAATAATGAAGGAAGCCTTTGGAGAAGACTACAACCCTAATGTAGAGGTGTTCAATGATGGAAAGACTCAGCATAGGGCCTTACTAGAGCAAGCCAGACCTACTCCACAAAGGAGACACTACAGTAAGGCACTGACTAATGCTAGGGATCAAGGTCTTTTTGCTTTCCAAGCAGACACAAGAAAAGAGGAGAAGTAAAAATGGCTTACAGTGACAAGTTACTTGACCACTACGAAAACCCTCGCAACGTAGGGACACTAGACAAAGATGAAGAAGGTGTAGGCACAGGCTTAGTAGGTGCACCAGCATGCGGTGATGTTATGAAGCTTCAGATCAAGGTTGATGCGGATGGTATCATTCAAGATGCTAAGTTCAAGACCTTTGGTTGTGGCTCTGCTATTGCTTCGAGCTCACTAGTAACTGAGTGGGTCAAGGGTAGGACAGTGGGTGAGGCTTTAAAGATAACTAACACAGACATAGCTCAGGAACTGGCACTACCACCAGTTAAGATACACTGCTCTATACTAGCTGAGGACGCTATTAAGGCAGCTATTGGAGACTATGCAAATAAGTGTGCCTGTACATGATAACAGTAACAGATAAAGCAAAAGAGTATATGAAGAGTGTGCTTATGAACGGCGACAAAGTTACACTTGGTGTTAAAGGTGGAGGTTGTTCTGGTTTCCAATACGTATGGGGTCTTAGAACTGATCACCCTGATGTAACATGGTCTGATCCTATTGATGAAGTATTGGTACTTGATCCCCTAGCAGAGATGTATGTCATGGGAAGCGAAGTAGACTACATCACTGAACTAGGTGGATCGTACCTTGCAGTTAAGAACCCCACCAGTACAAGCAGTTGTGGTTGTGGGGAAAGCTTTGGAGTTTAACCACAACTTTTATCGCCTGTAGCTGGATCAATAAAACATGCTGCTCCTTCTGTGTCTTCAGTAGTTACTGAATTTAATATACCAAATCTTTTACCAGCTGCTCTAAATGTTGTAATACCTTTACAGTCTCTAGTCCATGCGTTATAATAAAGTTCTTTAAAGTCCTCCCACGTAACGTCATCTCCTACATTACAAGTCTTACTAACTGCGCTATCAACGTGCCTTTGTGCAGTAGCAAGGACGTTTAGATGGTCTTCCATTGTTACGTCTTCAGAAACTTTACCTTTAACATTGTAATTATCAAAAGCATAGTCAGGCACATTGACTATAGCTACTCCTTCTGCTGTATTAATAGTCCTTTGTGTCTCTAATGCAAACACTGGTTCAATACCACTACTCACGTTATCCGCTGTTAAAGATATTGTACCTGCTGGAGCTATAGAAATTAAATGTGAGTTTCTCAAGCCAACTTCAGAAATCATTTGAAAAGTATCTGAATTTAGATTTCTAATAAAAGGAGCTTTGGTAATACTTCCATGATCATAGAGAGGAAACTTTCCTTTTTCTAAAGCTAGTTCAGCTGAATACATATAAGCTGTATTCTTAAGAACACTTAAGATGCTATCAAGAAAAGATAAGCAACCTACTGATCCATAAGAATGACCAATTATTTCACTAGCATTTGCAAACCCTGTTATACCTAATCCTATTCTCCGCTTAGCTTTTGCTTCTGCTTCTTGCTCAGGTAAAGGATAGATAGTGCGGTCAATTACGTTATCCATAGCACGTACTATGTGAGGAATGTCGTGTTTAAATTGATCCCAATTAAACTCTTTATAATCATTATCAATATACTTAACAAGGTTAAATGATCCTAAGAGGCAAGCACCATAAGGGGGAAGAGGTTGTTCTCCACAAGGATTAGTAGCAGCTATAGTCTCACAATAATTAAGGTTGTTGTGTTGATTAATAGTGTCAATGAACAACACACCCGGCTCAGCCCACTCCCATGTAGCCCTCATGATCTCATCCCATAAGGCAGAGGGATCAATAGTATCTACTACCTTACCTTCCCATACTAAATCAAATGCTTCATCATTCTTTAGACACTCCATAAACTTATCTGTTACAGCTACAGAGATGTTAAAGTTTTTTAGTCTTCCATCGTTTTGCTTGGCGCGAATGAACTCTTCAATGTCTGGATGGTCGATTCGTAGTACGCCCATCTGAGCACCCCTCCGATTACCCGCAGAGGATACAGTGTTACAAACAGCGTCATAAATATCCATAAAGCTAACTGCACCAGAGGCTTTGGAACCCAAGGTTTGGATAGGAGCACCTCGATGCCTGAGGGTAGAGAAGTCATATCCAATACCACCTCCTTTACGCATCGTCTTGAAAGCATTTGTAGCTCCATCCATGATTCCTTCAGAACTGTCTTCAATAGTTTGAGAAACAAAACAATTAAATGCAGTGGTTTGGCGAGGAGAACCAATAGCTGATTGTACTCTACCTGCCGGAAGAAATCTTTGGTCAAGGAAAATATCTTTAATTTTAGTTCTGTGTTCTTCTCCATCATGTAATGTCCCTGCTATACGTGTCATGGCTTCATAAAAAGACTCGTTAGGACCTCTGTACTTCTCAGCGTGTATTTGTTTACTTATCTCCAATGTCGGTCCATGCTGTATCGAGTTCATCATCTTGCTCCCCTATTGTATCAATGTCAAAAACCTCTCGAAGTTCCTCTATACGTTCTTCAATGAGGTCTTCAAATCTTTCAATAATGTCTTCACTATCTATATCTAAAAGCTCACATAACAAACCTGCATCTGTCATGATGGCTAAACGATTTAAGAACTGTTCAAGATGTAAAGGCATCGACAACATCCTCTACAGTAAACCAACGGAATCCTTCTTTAGTACACCATTCAGACATATTCATTTTACTTCCCTTTCTTAATTTCTTTTTAGGATTATACAAGACAAAAATTAATTCACAATTAAAATGAGTAAGTGAGTCTCTGATTGCTTTATACTTCTGAACATCACCAACTCTAAAAAAACCTTTAGCTTCTACTAGTATCTTTTTCCCTGTTTTATCTTTACCTACAAAATCAGGTATGTAGTTACGAAAGACAGTGTAAGGAACTTTTTCTGGTTCGTACTCGCAGAGACCCTTTAAGGCCTCTGCTGTACTCTCTTCAAACTTGTTACGATAAGGTTTAGTTTTCACTTTTCTTGTCCTTTGTAGGCAAACTTTTACCTACTGGAGCAATTTTAGGTGTTGTTACGTTCCTAGTTAAGGCTTGTGTCATTCCTCCTGTCTGTGACACAAAAGGTGTTCCTTGTAAGAGCCATCCACTGTTGAGCAAGTTAGTTACAGTTTCTTCAAAACGATCAGGACGGGGTGTGCTAACAACTTTAAATTCAATAGACATAGTCTTCTCCTTTAGAAATTAAGATCAATCTCAGGACACAAATTACCATTTTTAAACTTAGGTCTATTGACTACATTAGTCATATACTTAGGACCTGAAGAAGTTGCGTATGCTTTGAGCGTAGGGTAACAGTGTTTTTTGTACTGGCAATAAGAGCACATAGTAGAGAGTTTTAAGTTGCCTGATTTCCCGTCTTCTACTGGGTATGAGCATGGAGAGGGACGGGAATCCCCTCCTGTAGACTTTTTTACATGTTCTACACGCTCTTCTATGTCATCTTTGTAATAGTCATAGTAAGGATGTTCAGTGTCATTAAGATCATACTGAAGCACTGCAAGCTTACCACTGTCACGATCCATAGCTAACCAAGCCCACTTACGTTCTCCTTCGCTATGAGCGTAGGCTTTAATCTGATCAACATAACCAAAGTCATCATGAGCAGCTAGTGATCCGTTCTCAAACTTTGTCATGCCAAACTTAGTGGTAGACTTAACGTCCACGACAACTCCATCTATCTTACAGTCCATGTGTCCAGTGATGCCACCTACCTTACACTTCTTCTGCTCATCAGTTACCTCATGTCCAGATAAGCGAGTAAAGAGTAGTACCATCTCTTCAATCATATGACCATACATAAATTTTATTAATGTAGAGGAGTTGATCTTTTCACCAACAAACCTATTAACTGAGAACCATTGTTGTAGCTCAGGCTTACCAACAGCTGATAAACGTAGTCCACCTCTGTTTGCAAAGTTACCTACTGAGGGAAGAAACTCTTTACGCATTAAGCTCTTCATATTCTCGCCAAACTTCTCAATCTCTGCTTCAGTGTCTACACCTTTAGCTGAGTTTTTATCTTTCATTAGTTTGTAGATGTCTGCTACTAATGTGTTTAATGTGTTTCTGCCCATGTATCACCTATTTTATATTCGCCATCTAAAGGACAACGAAGGTTAAGCTTAAGTCCGGCATCTTTAATACACTCTACTGCTAACCAACCGAACTTCTTTGCTTTATCTTCTTCAACTTCTACTTGGAACTCATCATGAATGTTTCCAACTATTTTATAATCTATCTTATATATAGTAGCGTATTCATCTAAAATAGTCAAGGCTTTTTTCATAATGATCGCACCAGCAGATTGAAGTAAAAAATTAAGTCCACTATATCCATTTCTAATCCTTATCTTTCTGTTGTCAATTCCTTTAATATACCCTCGTTCCGTTGCTTGAGTAACTCTCGTTCTAAGATTATTAAGTGACGGCGTATTCTTGAGAAATTTACTTTTAAGTCTGCTTCCATCTCTGCTTGAACCTCCGACAATACTGCCGATTTTGGCATCCCCAGCACCATATAGGAATGCGTAGATAAAAGTTTTAGCAGTGTCTCTTGAGTCAAGTCCAGCTGCTTTCTGGTTTGCTGTATGTATGTCTCCATTAATAACTTCATTAGTATACTCCTCATCATTCATGTAATGTGCTAACATTCTTAACTCTAACCCTGAAGCATCAATACCTACTAGCTTCTTACCTTTAGGAACAGTCCAACATGAACGACATTCATGTCCATAAGGGCTGTAGGAGGCTGGTACTTGTGCCATGTTAGGACTACTGTGTGTCATACGTCCTGTGACGGCCCCTAAAGAGTTAACATTGCCATGAACTCTACCATCTTCTTCTACTGCATCAACCCAAGACGTAACCTGAGCTATTCTTTTTTGCACTAATAAAAACTCTGCTATCAGTTGTGCCTCTGGTATTTCAGTAACTTTAACGAGCACTGACTCATCAACTATAGCTTGACCTTTTTCAGTAAAGGTTGTAGGTTTCCAACCAAAATACTGTAGATGTTTAGATATCTGTTGGCGTGATCCTAAGTTAAATTCAGGATAGGAAATCCTAGAGAAGTTTCCCCACACCTTAGTATAGGAATCACCAAGGAACTTAATACCTCTTACAGATAACTTACCATCCTTGTTATACTTAGGAACAATGTCACTAACAAACTTTGGTAGTGGTACAAATTTTGCTCTAACCTCGTCCTCTAACTCCATCTTCTTTTCTTTTAGTCTAGCGATGAGCGTCCAAGCTGAGCCTTGATCCAAAGACCAGCCGTTTTCAATTTGCTTTGTAACAATCGTCTGAACTTTATGTTCCAATAATACAGACTCATCTCCAAACTCCTCCAATCGTTCCATAAGAGTGTCGTAAAGCTTAGCAGTAACTCTGAGGTCTTGTTCACAGTAAGAAACCATTTCAGGCGTAAGCTTTGTCCAATCATTATGATCTCCCTTAGGAGACTTGAGACGGTCACCCCATGCTCCTAATGAATGACCATCTTCCAAAGATGGATTGTAAAGTTTTGATAGTACGATTGTATCTGTAATAGTTTGAGAGTCCAACGTAATACCTAACAAATCCCTTAAGACCATAGCATCGAAGCCTATAAAGTTGTGTCCCATAACTTCTTCGTATTGATTTAACCATTCTTGTATCTCCTTTACTTCATTGTGTGGGTCTAAAAAGTGTTTCATTTGTCCTGTTTGGTAATCCATAGTCCCAACCATCCAAATGTGATCCACCTTCCTCTCGCTTAATTCTGTGGTTTCTATATCTACTATAAGCTTCTTTGTCATCTAGTAAACTCTCACCTCTCATTAAGGCTTTATGCTCTAAAGTATGGCAGTTCATACAAAGTATAACACATTTTTCAGCTTCATCAAGGAGAATTTTTAGTTTTCTACTGCCCCATGTTTTAGCATTTAATTCCATAAGTTTTGTATCAGGGTCTAAGTGATGAAAACATAACACATCTGAAGGCCATTGATTATTACATAACTCACAACTTCCTTTGACTTTGTTGAAAATGTAAGTATCTTTTCTTCGCCTTCCTCTAATAGTAGTTTGATTAGAACTCTTCATCTTCTATTGCCTTTATAGCTGGAGGTGATCCCGCCACCATGCGTCCAGTGCCTTCCTCATAGTATAACCATCCAGCATGTCCTGTACGTCCAGTACGGCGGCACTTAACTAGCTGCACTAAGGTACTGTTCCTTGTGTACTCATCCTCTGACATCTTATCTCTGCTTAATAGAATAGTGTTAAAAGCTATCTGGTTAATACTTCCAGAACCCTTCATGTCATACTCATTAACATCATGAGGGTCTTTAACATTAGGCTTACGCATGTGGCTAATAATAATTATACTAACACCTGTCTCTTTAGCCAGCTTAAGACATCTATCCATGAACTCATCAATCTGACCATTCTCATTACTACGTACAGCGGCATGGAGAGGATCAAGGATGATTACATCACAGTCATCACCCACTGCCATCCAACGCATCTTAGAAAACAAGGCATCAACGTCTGAAAACCCTAAGTGTTTAAGAATATGGACATTAGCCTTATTAGCAAAGTCATTGAAGAACTCACGATACACGCTGTTGTCCCTCTTATCCTGTGGAACTAGGCTGATATTCTCTCCACTATGTAGAGACACTATCTTCTCAATAGTTTCTCCTAAGTCACTCTCTAAGAACACGGCTCCTATCTTCTTATTAGACTGAAGCACCATATCATACAGTAGGTTATAAAGCATAGTGGTTTTACCAATAGACGTTAACGCACCAACGACAGTAACCTCACCAGCTGCTAAGCCACCATTCATCATAGCATTAAGAGCACCATAGGCTGCAGGTAGTGGAATGATTTCCTCTGTACCTCTTTTGACAAAGGCATCCCAGCATTCCTCATCACCAAAACTAACTACACCTACTGGGCGATAAGGTTTTGCGTCCCACCATGCACTAATAAACTCTCTAATCTTACCAGACTGAAGCATGTCACCAGCATCCTTCATAGGGAGCGTGACTACTTTAGCTTTATCATGAGAGAACAAAGGAAGGATTTCAGAGACTGCTTTCTCACCTGCCGTGTCCATATCAAAACAAATCACTACATTCTCAAAGCTCTCAAGGAACTCTAGATTTTCTTTGATGTCCTTAAGAGCACCAGCTGCACCTGTTTTCAAAGAGACTACAGGCCACTTACCATCGAACATCTCTGATACTGCTAAGGCATCAGCCTCACCCTCAGTTACTGTGATGTACTTACCACCCTCACGGCATACCTGTTGTCCAAAGAGGCCTGTCTTGTCAAACGTGCCTGTAGCATAGAACTGTTTACCAGCTACTGTCCTTACTTTAGTGCCTACAGTGTCACCAGTAACGATGTCACAGTAAGGGTAGTGGTGTTTTGTTATAACAGAGCCTTCATACTCTACAGTTACACCATACTTACGTGCTACCGCCTCTGATATTTTCCTATCTTTAATTGCACCATATTCGCCTGTCATCTCTAGTGTCCTCTTAGGTTTAATGTTTACAGCTTCTTCTTTATCAAACTGAAGGAAGCCACATTTGAAACAATAATCATGACCATCATCGTATACTGCTAGGTTATCGCCTTTCCTGTCCTCGCCTTTAGTGCGGCATTTAGGGCAAGGCTTCTTACCTATTACCTTTGAGTCCTTATGTTCTTTCATTTAACCCTCTTTAATACTATAAAATAAATGTGATCCTTCTCTCCTTATCAAAGTAAAAACATCAGCCCAGTAAGGATTCACATAAAAAGCATGGTAATGTGTAGCTTTCCTAAGTCCCCAGATAGACGCACCAGAAAGAACAAAGCGAGCTAAATCATATGATACTTCTTTTGCTACCTTGTCCAACATTTTCTCTGGTAGGCCGTCACAGTAATAACTGAACTGACAACCTTGGTGTACTACATTACACACTGTATCAGGGAAAGTGTCAACCCTAACCCTATTCATAATGACCGTACCTACTGCTAGTTGTGACATAAATGTTTCACCTCTAGCTTCATAATAGATAGCTTCAGATAAACAATCAAGCTCAGTCTGTTCTATTTCTTCGCCATAAGCATATTTGTCATGCTGTATTACAAGCATAAATATAGCAAACAAAGCAAGTATGATTTTAATCCACATCAGTTTTAACCTCATTTATTAATTTATTTAAATACCACTTAGCTTTGAGTAAATCTTCTTCTGGTTTACTTTTGTAACCATATCTCCACTGGTACTTAAGGGCATTACCTTTGAGATAACCTCTAAATTCTTCTTTACTCATCCTGGCTTGT